GCATGGTCATTAAGTGGCAAAGTCATCTCTGAAGACATGGATGCAGCCAAAGTAATCTTCAAGGACAAAATCCGTGAAGTACGTCAGCCACTGCTTGAGGCAGAGGACGTAGTATACATGAAGGCACTTGAGGCTGACGATGCGTCTGCCAAGACTGCCTCCGTAGCAAAGAAGAAGGCACTGCGTGATGCACCTGCCGCACAAGCAATCACAGACGCAGACACGATTGCAAAGCTAAAGGCAGCTTGGGATACGTCTGTGCTTGGCGATAGCCCTTACGCATAAGGAACATAGGCAATGGCATTAACTAAGGTTGGTAAAGAAGGTATCACTGGCATTTCCAATTCTAGTGATGCCACTGCTATTACGATTGATTCGTCGGAAGGCGTGACTGTTGCAAGTTCAATTCAATTCGGAAGTGATGCTCAAACAAAAGTTGCTGGCGCAGGTTCAAGTGATGTTGACTTGCTTGTCAGCGGCGATACTAACATCCGTTTTGAAACTGGCACAAACGAAAGGGCGCGTGTCAATAGCGCTGGCGCGTTCATCGTCGGAAAAACAACCACAGGCACAACTGACAATGGCGCAGTGTTTCAGCCCGGTCAGCTTTCAAGCATAACAAGAGATGCGACCCCCTTCAGGATACGTCGTAACAGCAGCGACGGTACGTTGATTGAACTTTATCAGGATGGCAATAATGAGGGTAGCATCACTGTATCTGGCAGCACCGTATCCTTTAACGGTGGCCACCTTTCTCGTTGGTCACAAGCTACTGACGGCAACCGCATCGACGGCCTAGTCAAAGGCACTGTGATGACCAACCTCGACCAGATGGCGGTGTGGATAAAGGACGGCGTGACAGAGGACAACGAGCAGCTAAACTGTATGGCCGTGTCGTCTGTTGAGGGTGACGTGAACGTGGCTGGTGTATTTGTCAACTGGGATGACGATGATGAGGACTATACAGCCGACATGAACGTCGCAATGACAGGCGATATGGTCATCCGCATTGCCAAAGATACGACAGTAGCACGAGGCGACTTGCTGATGTCTGCCGGTGACGGCACAGCCAAGCCGCAGGGCGATGACATTGTTCGCAGCAAGACGATTGCGAAGGTCACATCGACCACTAAGTCACATACTTACGATGATGGCACGTATCTTGTGCCATGTGTGCTGATGGCTTGCTAGGAGAAACGAATGCCATACATAGGTAAATCCCCAGCAGTAGGTTTCCGCAACCGCTTCGTATATCAGGCGACTGCGGGGCAGACCTCATTTAGTGGCAGTGATGCCGACAGTAAGGTCTTGACGTATCAGGACAGCCTGTACATGGACGTGTACCAGAACGGTGTTCTCTTGAAGCCCGGTACGGACTACACAGCCACCACCGGCACGACGGTTGTCTTGGTCACGGGTGCGTCCCTGAACGACGTGGTGGAGATGGTCATCTACGATACCTTCTCTGTGGCGAACTCGTACACCAAGACGGAGAGCGATACCCGCTACCCATTCAAAGGCAACAACAGCATCATTCGCCTTAACGGTCAGACCATCAGCGCAGACATCACGATTGACAGCGATGAAAACGGTGTGTCGGCAGGGCCGATTACGCAAAGTGCCACCGTCACTGTCAACGGATATTGGAGCATCGTATGACCAGCGTATTGAATGTAGACACGATTGCGGATAAGGCGGGTACGGGGCCGGTTGCGCTGACGAAGCAAAGTGCGGCCAAAGGATTTGCTTCTATTGTTTACGATGGTGCGACCCCTACCAACAACAATAGCGTAAATGTTTCATCAATAACTTATCAGGCGGTTGGTCAATTAGATGTCAACTTTACCAACGCTTTTGGCAACACTCATTATGCTGGGAATGTCTCCAAAAGAAACACTGTAAATAACGATTCAGCAGAAACTGTAATACGAGATGCCGCTGGTCAAGTAGACATACGATTTTTTGAAAACGGTTCTACTCATGACGACCCGCATGAAGTGAATTTTGTAGTGCATGGAGACCTCGCATAATGGCAAGCATACTTAAAGTTGATGAAATGCAGGGAATAACCAGCGCAGGTAATATTACGATTACCGGCGAGGGTTCGGCTACCATGCAATTACAGCAGGGACTGGCGAAGACATGGCTGAATCATAAAGGCAGTGGTTCTGGAGACGTTATACGAGACAGTCTTAATACCACCTCTGCGACAGACAATGGAACAGGCCATTACACTTACACTTTTACCACGGCTTTCAGCAATGATGATTTTTCTTTTGTTTACGGAGGCGCACAGAGTGGAGCAGAGACAACTTTTCAAATGTCAACTGCCGCTCAAGCAACAGGGACACATTCTATTCAGTTGAAGAACGCTGCCGGTACAGTCACAGACCGTGACTTTATCTGCGGCACATTCCACGGAGACCTCGCATAATGGCTAGTGAACTTAGAGTAAACACCCTGAAGGATGCCAGCGGGAACAACAGCGTGGCTACGTCGGTTGTGTCTAACGGCACAGCAAAGGCGTGGATGTCTCTTAATGGCTCATCCTTTGCCCTTCGTGACAGCTACAACGTGAGCAGCGCAACAGATAATGGAACTGGAGACCACACGGCGTCGTGGACAAGCGCAATGTCCAATGCAAATTACTCCGCACTCTACAGCGCAGGTGTAAAGAATGTGATTACAGCCCAAGAACGACTTCACACTATTGCCGCCGGTTCTTACCGGATTGAAACTAGTGAAGATGGCGGCAGCGCAACCGACAGCACGTATGTCATGTTAGGAATACATGGAGACCTCGCATGAGTAAAGCAGCAGAACTCGCCGCACTGATTGGTTCGCAGACGGCGTTGTCAGGTA